ATGTTTACAAATAAGAAATTAATTCGATTTGGTTTATCTTTGTTTGTGTTTTTAGGGATAATTAATTTTACAATAAGCTATTTCCAAACATATCTTGAAACAGCAGCAGATATCAAATGGGTAATTCCAGAAATTTGGAAAACTATTTTGCTAGATGTTCCTCAAGGTATACTTGTCCTTTTAGGCGCAATTGCTTTATATGATTTCACAAAAGAGGCATCACAAAAAGACGCATCAATCTAAGTGTGTCTTTTTTGATTAGCAATTTCATAGAGAGCTTTGCTGGAGAAATAGAAAAAAAGCCCTAATTAGGGCTTTTTTTGTAGAAATTTCTTAACCATCATAGAAACCGGTTACTAGGAGGTGTTGGCATTTATAGTACAGAAAAATCTAAGCGGCAGACGGAAATATATAGGAAATGGCACCATAATTATTGAGAAATTAATTGAACTTAGTAAGTATAAAGATATGAAACTAGAATTTATATTTTTTAATTTTTATTTATCCCACCAATCGGGCTGTCCGTAAAAGCCCGATTGGTGAGGACTAATTAAAGTTTCACTTTATCAATTAAAAAACATTAGTTTTATATATGTACGTGCCAACAAAGAATATAGCCATTATTAATGGATATATTCAATCATTCAAGTGAAAGAGTAACAATAAGATATATAGGTGTAATCAAGATGTGATGGATAAAGCAATGACTAGATTTAAAATCTAATCATTGCTTTTTTTATGGTTTTACTATCAAATATCTGTCTAGATTAGCGATTGATTTCTTCTAGCTAATGAATTTATTACAACTTTGTAAGGTTAATGTAATGTTAATTGATAGTAAATGAAGATGCTTGAGTGTAATTTAAATAAGATTAAAAAGTACTGTTTATCTATAAAATAATTGGGTAAATAATATGTAATTAGGAAGTGTATGAATATGATTGAACTAAAATCTATTATCCATTCGTATAAACTAAAGAGAAAAATAGCTAAAGATTTATACGGAAAAAGAGATGAATTGACACTATTATTAAATGAATTTAATAATATGAAATGTACAGTAACATCTGAAAAGAAGAAAAACAATATATTATCTCGTTTGCAACTAATTTATCAAAATATGAAATTAGATAAGCAGTACCCTCTAGCAGTTGCTTTTGATAGTAAATTATTGGAGCGGTTAGAAAAAGAATCTCTACATACTATTGAGGATGGTGTAACATGTCTACATTTAATGTTAGATATGAATTATGAGAAAATAAAACAATATGGGTCGAGTACAAGTAGGTCATTTGTTCCATTATCGCAGTCTTCTATTTGTCTTGCTGATTGTATTTGTTTAACAGGATTTGTAGTAGGTTTACTAGGAGCAATTTCATTTGGAGGATTCATGTTATCTATATGTTCAATTACATAAAGGTTAATATTTGTAAAAAGGGCACCGATTTAAGGTGTTCTTTTTTGTTTTTCTGTAAAGTTATTGTAAATGATAAGTACAATACATCACACAAAATGTATAATTTAAATGTATTGAAATACAAATATACAGAGGTGTTGTAAATGATAATTACTTTAAATTTTTAAAAGAGTTGTTTTGATAAAATTTTATTTATATAAACAGTTTTTACTTTTCTTTTAAATACTTGGTTTGAATGGATTAGATTAAGTAACTATTGTTCTAGCATTTTGATAATCAAGACAACTACAGAAAGGAAGGAATCATTTTATGAAAAAATTAAGGCTGTTAACATTTGAAAATATAGTAGAACCCCTTTTAAATGAAGAGGTATCATTTATATACTTTCCTATTGAATGGCTTGACATCGTAGAGATACATTATAAGACGTTTTTATTAACGAGTAAGTTGAAACGTTTAAATGAAAGATTGTATGATATGTTTTCCGATATATTGTTTATTCAGCATAATCCGTACGTATTAAATGAAAATACACCATGGATTGTATCGAAAGAACCTATTAAACAAGAGCAGCTCGATTATATTTTTCAAAGTTGGTATGAGATTATTCATGATTGGAAGCCAAATAGATTAGTAGAGCCACCAAAATATGAATGGCAATCCGATTTGATTTCTAATTTGCCAGTACTACATGATAATGAAACGTATTCTAAGTGGGTGCCCGCTTTAATCTCACATATTTTTTGTGAGCGCCCTATATATTTAGAAAATACAAATGAAGAAGAAATCTATTTTTCTCCTCTTAGATCACAAAATATTTGTGAGGCGATGTCAGGACCGATAAAAGATGAAAAAACAGAAGATTTTTTCTCCTATGTATATCGATTCGAATGCATAACCCGCGGTGGTGAGAACGCTCCATTATTAAATATTTCAATAGGGATCCGGAGATTTTATCAAGAATATAAGATGGTAGGTCAAACAAACCTTGATATGACAACGTTTGTTTGACTTTTTTTGATAAAATGCAAACATTTTGCAAACATAGGTTATCCAAAGATACTTTTACCGAAGTTTTTAACTGCTTCTTCCTGCATATTCGGTAAAACATGAGAATAGACACTTAATGTCATTGAAATATCTGTATGACCTAATCGCTCACTGATGATTTTAGGGTTAACTCCTTGTTTCAATAGTAGAGTTGCGTGTGTATGTCTTAAATCATGGAATTTAATTTCTTTTATACCTACTTTGTGTGTCATCCTAATAAAACTTTTTCTGAAATGTGCTCTTTTTATGATTCTTCCAAACTCATTACAATTTATTAAATCTTGATCTTGATAAGCAGAACCAAACCTTAATTTCTCTTTATTGATTAAAATTTTATGTTTTTTTAAGGCTGCTATTGTTTCATTAGGTACGGGAATTGTGCGTTTTGATGAATTTGTTTTTGCAGTTTTTTTGATTTTATTATCATGACCAGATGTTTGATTTATTGTAACAGTATGTTTTTCAAAATCAATGTCCTGCCATCGTAAACCTAGAACTTCTCCCAGACGCATACCTGTAGTTATTGCAAGTAGGTACCCGATGTGATATCGTGATTCTTGTGAATGAGCTAAAAACTTTTTTACTTCTTCCTCTGTCCAAGTCTGGATAGGGGTTTTTTCTTTTTTAGGTATCTCAGCAAAATCTGCTGGATTTCGAGAAATAATATTTTGTTTTACGGCTAGGTTTAAAGCGCTCTTTAAAATTCTATGCATAAGCAGAATAGAATTATTTGCAATCCCTTTATCTATCGCAGTCTTATAACATTTTTGAATGTCCATAACATTTAATTTATGGAGCGCGACCATTCCTATACTAGGTATAACATGTTGGTTGATAAATGCCCTATAGCCAGCAAAGGTACTCTTTTCTATGCTCATACTTTTAATTTCTAGCCAATGATTTAGATAATCCTTTAACGTAACTTTAGATGGCTCTATAAAAGTTCCTTCATTCAACTCTGTAATCTTCTTTGCTACATCGGCCTGTACTTCTTTTTTTGTCTTATATCCAGAAAACCACTTCTGTCTTCTTTTTCCTGTCTCTGGATCAGGACCGATATCAATAACGATGCAATATTTATTTCCTCTTTTTCGAATATGTCCTTTCACTTAAAACACTCCTTCATTTTGTTTTGAATCATGTTGTATAAGTCTAGTTGTAATTTTGCTGCTATGAAAATTACATGTTTGGACATATCAGCGATGGGTATATTTTACCATATTTAGATTGTTATTAAGGAATAAAATAAGAGCCATAGCGCCTCTTTTTTTGCTGTATTCATGGAAATAAAATTAAAAGCGTTTGATAAATTGCTACAATAGTACATGTGGTTGCTAAAACACTAGCTAACCATCTTTATTATATAAAGTTTAATGAGTGGAAGAGATGTTCTTATTTTCCAATATAAAAGAATACTTTGTTATATTAATTATTAAACTTTCTCAATAATTTTCAGATTAGCAAATAAATAAAATTCCTAATTTTTGTGATATTATGAAAATAACTAAAAAATGGACATAAAAAAGACCCATGACTGTGTAAGTGGTGCTGCAACACCCCTACACCGTCTCCCTAACCACAGTAGGGAAAACAACTGTCATAAGTCTTCGTATATTAGTATAACACACAACTTAGATATAATGACACGTTTCTCTGTAAATGTAAAAACTAGGGATGACGTGTCTTTTGTCCATAAGGAGGACAAAGATTGTGCAAGTTTTATTGGATTTTAACGATATGCAAGAAAGTCTAAAATCATCCGGTTATACAAATAGGAAGTTAGCGATGCGTTTTAAAGTCACACACACAACTGTAAATAGTTATTTTAATAAAAAGGGTAAATTTGATTTTATGCACTTTGTTGATGCACTTAGGTTATATAAGCCTAAAGATATTAAGTTTAGAAGAAACTGCATCAAAGAGTGCATACCAACCCTTTCACACAAAAATTTAAAATTGGCATTAGAAGTTTTAGATATGTTTGGAGAATATGAACTTCAAGATATGATTATGCAACAGATTAATAAATTTAAGAGCAACCAAACAGAGACCCAAAAAGAAATGAAAAAAGGTATTTCGAAAACAGTACGAATAAACTTAAACTTGGTTCCTTTATACCAAACATTGCGAGAAAGAAGTGAAAATACGATTACACCTAAGGTGTTCTTTGAGAAAGTTGATAAAATGAGAAAAAATCAAAAATATATTGATAATGAAGTTGTAATAATATTGATTCTAAACACAATATATTCTTTTTTTGATTTAGGTAATTACAAGATGGTGAATGAATATATTCAACAATTATTACCTGATATTATAAAAATTAAATGTCGCTCTTTAAGAGATTCATTTTTGTTAAGAATAAAAGAAATGGAGATTTTTGTGAACCTTCATGAAAATAAGTTAAGGGAATCTCGTCAACAATGTTTTGATATAATAAGCGACGAGACGAATTGTTATGTCAGTACTAAGGCGGTAGCGTATTGTAAACTTGGAGAAAGTTATGTTTTCTCCGATTATCATAAAGCTAAAGAGTACATGGAAAAGTCGTTAAAAGTTATTGGTGACCCGCCTAATAAGAAACTAGAATTAAGGAGAGAAAAAGTACTTAATACACTTTTGTTTTTAAGAATATACCATAAGAGAGATTTACATACTATTAACTTTGATGATTTAGATGAAGCCGAGAGAGCTTTTTTATATGTAAGGTTAGGTGAGAATGAAAAAGCAATTAGAATTTTACAGAACTTGAAAAATAACAACGGGTATCTTAGTAGTTTTCAATTGTACTATATGGGGCTCGCGGTTGGAGGCAAAGAAGGGAAAAAATTCTTAGAACTATCTCTTGAAAGTTTTTCTAAATCAGGTGATTTCTTCTATGCATTTCTACCAAAAGAAGCATTGAAATGTTATAATTAAACTATACATAAAAGGTGGTGAAGTACTTGAAAAATAAGTTTGTAAAAGTAGTGTTATCTATTGTAGTTGTAGCTTGTTTTTCTATCACAACTTTTCAAGTGACAGAAAAAGATAAAGTACAAAGCGCTAAAGAACAAAAAACAATTCTATACATGATTGATCCAGGTCCCGGAGGCGGATAATTATATAAATACAAGAAATGACACTATCTTTTAGATAGTGTCATTTCTGCTTTAAAGGGAATGGAAACATTTTGACTGAAACGACAAAAACTTTCCACTTTTATAGAAATTCCACGTATAAATAACAGGATGCAAGGGGGAACTAGTAGTGACAAAAGAAGAAATTGTAATGCTATTCTTAGATACAGTAAAGGAATTCGCTCCTGAAAAATTAGAGGAATATATTGCAGAGATCAAAAAAAATAGCCTATCCTAATTTGAGAGGCTATTTTTCTATTTTCTTATGATGTTTATTCAGGGCTTGAGCGATAGCTAACATCTGATCTAATGCCATATCTTCTTTATCTTTTGGAAGAGGTTCTAGCCAGGCCATAATTTCTTTAAATTTCTCATATTTATTATCATCCTGGTTTGCTTCGTTATTTTCTCCATATAAGTAGTTCACAGGAACAGCAAATCTTTTCGCTATTTTTTCTATTGTCTCACGACTCGGGAAGGCTTTTCCATTTTCGAATTTTGAAACGGTACCCTTAGTAAGATCGACTTCTTTACCAAATTGTTCTTGGTTCATTTTATGTTCTAAACGAATTTGTTTTATTCTATCTTTCATATCCATAAAAAAACTCCCCTTATTAAGACTTTTCGATAATCCTAAATCCTATTAATTTTATTATAAAGTTTCCTGACAAGAAACGTAAAGAATAAAAAAGTTTCCTATTCTGAAATTTTTTATAAAAAATACTTGAAGTTTCATACAATGAAACATATAATGGACTTGTAAGCATCAGAAGGGAGTGAGCAGATGCAAACCGATACACCTAAAACAGAACTTCAAAAAGCTTTTGAAGAATCTGGACTTAAATATCATGAACTAGCTAAAAGGGTAGGTATATCAAAGTCATACTGCTATAAAATAATTAATTGGAATTTAAGGGTTTACTATGATGTAGCAGTTAATATATCTAAAGTATTGGGTAAGGAAACAACTATATTATTTCAGGAACAAGAAAAAAATTTTAAATGATAAGTTTCATTGTATGAAACTTATTTAAAAGGAGTGAAAGAAAATGGGTTTAGAACAATTCATTAAAGAATCTATTCGTGAAATTGTAAGAGAGGAAATCAGGTCAGCAATAGCGGACTTACAACAATCACAACCAAATAAGGTTATGCGAGTGAAAGAAGCCGCAGCTTATCTCAACATTGCGGTTTGCAGAATGTATGAATTAGCAAATCACCCGAGGTTTCCAGTAATAAGAGAAGGGCGTAAACTACTTTTCTTGCAAAAGGATTTAGAGGCCTGGCTCGAAGCACAAAAGGAGGTGATTTAGTGGAAGATACAACATCGTTAGTGATATTCGCAATGTTTATCGCATGCAGTGCTTGGTTAGGATACATCACTTATAAGCCAATAAAACAATGGGCCTGGAGTGACGTAAAACAAAATAAAAAGACCCACGGCAATGGGTCCTCTAAGAAAAAACACTTGTTATAAGTATATCACGGAAAGTAGGGAAATAGCACATGCGTTTAACTGAATATCAAGTGCTATTACCTTGTAAATTCTGGAGCTTAGCAAAAAGCAATGATGAATTAAAAGAAATGATTCAAAAGTATTTCAAGGTTGGTTATCCGCATTATGAAATTCAGCGAATTATTAAAAGTGGACAAGCATATGTGGCAGTTTGTACAAGGAGGTAAATTGATGGCTAAATACAGACATGTTCAAACTACATTCTGGTCAGATCCAAAGGTTACAGAAGAGATGACACCAGAAGATAGATATTTTTATCTGTACCTAATGACAAATGAACATACAACCCAAATAGGTGTATATCAAATTACAAGAAAACAAATGGCTTTCGAATTAGGTTATTCCATAGAAAGCGCCAAGGCTTTGTTAGATCGTTTTACGAAGCACCATGAATTAATAGTGTACAACGAAGAAACAAGGGAAATATGCATTCTTAATTGGGGGAAATACAACCTAATTAAAGGTGGAAAGCCAATTGAAGATTGTATTCAAAAAGAGTTGAAAACGATAAAAGACTTATCTTTAGTAAAACTTGTATTGGATAGAACTAAAAATGATAAGTTGGTTCATAAAATAAGTGCTTTTGCAAGGTTTAACGATACGTCTAACGATACGTCAACGATACGTGGACAAAAAGAAAAAGAAAAAGAAAAAGAAAAAGAAAAAGAAAAAGAAAAATTACAACAAGAAGAAATAATCCCGACAGTAGAAAACTTAGCAATCGATTTTTATATGAACAATTTCGGATTTATATCTCCTTTCATGGGAGAAGAAATAAATCAATGGGTAGATGATCTTAATCAAGATTTAGTAGTAGAAGCTATGAAAATTACACTTCAAAACAATACACGAAATTGGTCTTATACAAAAGGAATTCTAAAAGATTGGCATCAACAAGGCTTTAAAACAATTCAAGATGTAGAAGCAGCACAAGCAGCATTCCGAAGACAACAACAAAGTAAAAAACGTACTGGTAAAGGCTATGCTAACCGAACTGAAGCTGTACCAGATTGGTTACATCAGCAGGAAGAACATGAGCCAGTGCAACAACCGCAGCAAACTCCAAGTGATGATCTTGAAGATAGTCAGAAACGTTTTGATGAGATTTTAAACAAATATAAAAATACTAAGGGGGAGTAAGGTATGAAAAAAGTTCCGGTTGATAAAAAACGAGCTTTCATGGATTTCCTGTTAAGGAACGTCTTATCAAAAGGTGATGAAGGTTATCGACTTTTATTTACATTCAATAAATATGACCATTTCGCAAAGCGAGTTCAATTTGTTGAAGATGCTAAGGCGTATGCATATGCAATTAAAATTTCAGAAGAATCTTTAGGGGATAACGAGTTCATGTTTTTTAAACGGGATGAAATTGTTATGAGTAGTTTCAGTACATTTGAACATTTTGATGAGAATAGAGAGGAAACAATTTACATTCAAATAAATTACACAGGAAAATACAGCAATAAATTGTATTTGGAAGTAGTTGGAAATGATGACTGTACATTAACGCCGTATCTTAATGAAGAAGATCGCGCTGAGATTGATCGATTGCTTAAATATCAACTTATTGATCATGCACTTGATACAAAAAATGAACAAATGTTTCGTAAATTAGTTTCAAATTAAGGGGGAGTTAATTATGAAGAATACAGGTGTTGTAAGAAAAGTCGATGAGTTAGGTCGTGTAGTAATTCCGGTAGAGTTACGCAGAACTTTGGGGATTGCTGAAGGTACAGCGTTAGACTTTCATGTTTATGGAGAAAATATCATTTTGAAAAAACAAGAAAAGTCATGCTTTGTAACGGGTGAAGTGTCTGAATCCAACATTGAATTGTTAAATGGCCGAATGTTTTTGAGTAAGAAAGCTGCAATCGAGTTACTGAACCTCCTTCAAAAGAATGTGACGGAACATGCCTAAACAACTAAATATTTTTGATGTAGAACCAGAAATTTGTCAGTTTGATGTAATGAAGGCCAATGTTAAGAAAGGAACTGGACGCAATACATACGCTGATGTACGCGTCCAAGTTCCAAAGAATGCAAAGTGTACGGATGAGTTACCACGCACAACTAAACAAGATGATCGCTATGACATCTTTGAACAATATGTAATGGCAATATGGAGATTTCAAAGGGCTGTAGATAAGTTTTTCAATTGGGATACAGCCGAAGAATTGTGTAAGGCAGCAAGGGATAAAAAAGAAATAATCCCGGTACGGATTTACTTAGGAAGTGGATTTAAGCCAGGTGTTGTCGAGTACATGAAGTGAGAAAAAGGGAGAGGAACATATGAAAAAAGAGATTGATGTTACAAGTAATAAAGTATATGTGGTTACGGATGGGAAAATCCTTTCTTTTGACCCACCGGCAAGTGGCTATGGTGAACAAGTAGTAATTTGGGTTAACGGTAAAGTTGGTCATGTTAAAACTACCTCCAATGAAATGATAAAGTAATTAGCTTTTTAAGGGAGTGTTTAAAATGTCGGCTTTTAAAGTTCGGGTTGCTTTAGAAGAAGTGGATTTCTTATGGGATCAAAGAGAGGTTTTCCAGTTTCGAGAGCTTTGGAATAGCAACTACACACTTTTAGAGATTTCGAAAAGGTTTAAAAGAAAGCAAATAGAAGTAGCAGCACTTATTTTAGATCAAGTGGATAAGTTTAAGATCCACAAAAGAAAAATGGGTTTAGGAGAAATTGGTGACAAAAAAGTTCGGAATAAAAAGAAAAAAGAAATGCCACTATACGTCTACATTGCTTTAGAAGAGGTAAATTATATTTGGGATGAAGACGATATAGAGCTTTTTAAGGATCTGTGGATAAAGCAGCTTGGCATTGAAGAAATAGCAAACAGATTAAGAAGGCATCAAATTGAAATAGCGACATTAATATTGGATCAGTTCGGTTTAGAATACATGCTTAATTGTTTAATAGATACGAAAAAAAGAGTAGCATAATTAAATTAGTGAGGGAGCGAATGGAAATGAATTTAACTAAAATATTTGGAATGCAAAGGGTATTGGATACAAGAATTGTTAAGGAACATGGATTGGAAGGCAAAAATTTATTTTACAATATGATCCTTGCTTTACAAGTTGAAATTGGAGAACTTGCAAATGAAACTAGATGTTTTAAGCATTGGAGCAATAAAGGGCCAAGTGAAAAAGAAGTTATTCTGATGGAATATGTTGATGGTTTACATTTCATAGCCTCATTAGGCAACGGTATTGGCTTTAATCCTAATGAATATAGTGCGGAATTTTTAAAGCACAACGCAAATGTTTTTTCTGCAAGTTCGTTAGTCAGTCAATTTAACAATGTATATGAAGCTGTATCGGAATTTCGTGCAACTCAAGATAGGGAGCTGTACGAAGAATTGCTATATTCCTACTTAGGATTAGGTAAGAAATTAGGATTCACATTTGAAGAGATTGAGCAAGGTTATTATAAGAAGAATGAAGTAAATCATCAACGTCAGACTAATGGGTATTAATCGATGAAAGGTGTATGCATAGATGTAGACCATTCAGCGCTACTGGGAATAAATGAAGAATATTTTTTATTCCCAGCAAAGCCTAATCATTACTATGTCAGTAAATTCAATCGTAAGGAATCACATTTTGGATGTTATCCAGCAGAGAGATTTAAAGAGGTGGAAAACGAGGTTTGGACACCAGAACCGCAAATTAATACGACTAATTTAGATGAAAGTAAATTCTATAAAGCTCAATTGATTTGGCGAAAAAAAGGCTATAAAGATAGACCGCTTAAGGATTACATTATAAAGCCTAGAGGTACACATTGTTTCTTCTGGCATGATCGAGAACGTAAAAAATTATGTGGATGTTTTCCGATACATTGGTTTGCTAATTTTGAGGAATTAGCAGCGGAGCTAGAAGAATTTAAAGAAACACCAAAGCAGGAACTTGTTTCATTGTTAGAAAGACCTGGTGGTCAACTAGCATTCTTTTAAAATCTGAATTGTATTAAAAAATGGGTTTGTAATGAAAAGAGCCATGAGTTGTGAAGGCTCATGGCTCATTGTATAAGGGTAAAGTCGTAATGACTTTATAAATAAATAATATCACGAATATCCAAATAAATACAATAAAAGTAAATTAAATGGTATAAAATTTGAATTTTATCGAAAAAGAGCACTATTAGAATAGTGCCCAACTTCAATTTGCAGAAGTATTATGAGGAAACTTAAGTAGGTGGCTTAAGTTTCTCTGTAATAATTATGAATCTGTGATTAGAAAAATGCCCATTTTTTAAAGTGGAGTTAAGGGGTATTTGTATGTATTGAAATCCTTGTTGAAAATTTCTTTAACTAATTGGGTAGCTTCCACATCATAAAAACTATCGTATGTTGGGAGTCGGGGAAATAGAGGATTGGTAATATCAGCATCTGCATAGTTACCTTTAAAAATTGCTTTGTCTTTTTGATGGTGCCATGATTTAGTCAATATGTGTAGAGGAGAGGTTTTTAATTGATAGTTTTTTTCGAGATTTTTAATTTCAGTAGAGAAATTTTCAAGGTAAATATAATTTGTAACAAATTCTTCCTCACCTTGCACATATTGTTGTAAGTAATGTGGATCTATTTGTTCTAAATCGTTCATTTGTGTTTTTAAATAATAAAGAAAAATTTTAAATGAAATTGGTTTATTACAAGTATTATTACCGTAATAAAACCTTCGAATAGGCTCCCATACTGGATTTTCTATATTATGAGGAGCGATTAGTGATACGAATGAACTTACTGCCCTTGTATATGGATTTCTTACTAATTTATAGCAATCTTTTTCTTTTGAATATAAAGCTCTAGCTAATTCAAGAAAATAGTATGAAGAGTTTTTGTATATATCATTTTCGTAATTATGGATGAAAGGATCGTATTTTATGGCTTGTTTAAATAAATTAATTTGATAAAAAAACCAATGCGCCAGGGAAGTACAACCGCTTTTTTGGCTCCAAAATAAAATCAACGGGAAATTATGATTAAAATTGGGAACGCGCCCGTATTTAATCATATTTGCAAAAGACATTTTCGCCCTCCATTCAGTAATGCCAATTATTTTAAGGTTTGTGAATGTTAGAGTTATTATCATTTTGGTAATTCACAAATAATCAAGCTCCTTTGCGTAAGATAATTTTTTATCCTACATAAAACGTAGCTTTTTTGTATCTAAGTTATTTTTAATAAATTTTTAAAGATAAATCGAATATTGTTGGTCAGTCGACTCATAAAAGTATTCGATACTCTGTGATTTCAAAGTGCATCTGATAAATATATATGAATGTTTTTTTAAGGACATTACTGTAAGTTAGGAAAACATAAATCTGGAAATAAAACTTGATATTCCGGGTTTAACCGAAGATCAGTAGTTGAGGTTGTAAAGTGTATATAATTTTTTTCTAATTTATCAAGTGTTGCCAGATGATGAGTGCCTAAGCCATGCTGGATGCTATGTTTAGAAAGAGTAGGACCAATTTGTAATTTTCGGTTTTTCATAGCTGTATTCCATGGACTGTAAAAGAATTTTAAAATGAAAGCAGGATACATGTAAACGATAAATGGGTGAGGTGACCAATGCCGCCCTGCCCAATAGTTACCATGCGAATAATTGTGGAGTAATCTACCACCATAGTAAGGGGCAGGTGGATTAGGTTGAATTATCATCCCATGATAACGCTGTTTGACAAGGGGAATTCCGTATCTCGGATTCGTATAACCGTGAGTAGGGTCATCCACCATCAGAATAGTCCTAATGGAATACATGTTTTGCCCTAAAGTAGCAAGAGATGAGAAAAAGGCTTCCTTATCAACACAGCAAAGGAATTCAGTGGTATTTAGCACCATTTTCCATCCCGTAATTTCTTTTTCTATGTTCATTACTTCTTGATCAACTAAAATGGCATCAAACTCTAATACCTTTGATTCACGGATTTCCCAATGAGGTGCAAATAATTTGCATAATTCAACCGAACGATCAGTAGACCCACGATTAATAAGAATGCCATGATCAAATAATTTTGTGTGGTGCATTAACCACCACGGAAGCAGATACTCTTCGTTATAAAAATGAGAAATTAAAGTTGTTTTAATAAAAAGTCCTCCTTTCAAAATTTTGTGGAATATATCCTTATATGGTAAGATATGTTAATTGTTCTAAAAAGAATGAAGAAAGATTTTTAACAAAATAGTTATTGTATGATGAAAAAAATAAAGAACCTGTTATAACTAACAGGTCCTGTGTACAAGGAGTTCAAGGAATACAAGGGAACTGGGTTAGAGAAACCTTTGCATTGCTTGATTTAATAGTAATGTATTCAAAATAAACAAAAAAATGAACAAAAGTTAAATAAAATCCTTATTTCAACAGAAAAAAGAGCGCACGGGAAAGCGCTCTTTGAACAAGATTAAAATCGAAAAGTATCGGCAATTAAATCTTATGTATGTTTTCAGTTTATGTGCAAGTTTGAATCAAATTTTTATTTAGTACATTTAAATGCCAAAAGAGCGCTGATTGAGGGCGCTCTTTACACCTAATCATAATGGAAGTGACGAACTCACATTATACAGAAAGGTAATAATAATAGTATGTAACAATATGAGGTTCGTGCATGGGTTTAGACAAAATGGTTATTTGAAAGTAAATAAAAAAAGAGCACACATATAAGTGTGCTCCTAGACTAAAAGGTGTGTACGTATGGACTGGAGTGCCCCATACAATAATATATGCTTGTCTGATTTAAGGGTGCAAAGTTTTTTATAAAAACACTATTTTGTACTGAGTAAATGTTGATGTTTATTAAAATGATAAAGCAGCTAGCTCAATGAACTAACTGCTTTATCGTCCAACAAGAACAATACCCACAATACATTGTAACTTAAGGTTACTACTATAGTATGAGTAGAAGTGAAAATGTTATGCAAGAAAGTTAAATAAAAACTTCATTTTAAACAACAAAGCAGCTAGCCGAAATAGCTAACTGCTTCGTTGTACAATTTTAGAAGTTACAATCGATACGGATATATGTTGTAACAAAAAGTTACAACTATAGTATAAACAAATATCAAAATATTATGCAGGTAAGAAAACTAAACAAAAATTTCATTTTGTATTAAGGTGGAACATAAAAAGGGCACTTAGTAAAGTGCCCTCGTGACGAGATCAGTTCTATAATGACTATTTTATAGAGAAAGGAACTCAGAATATTATATGTGTGCCCAGTCAATTAAGTGCATTTTTACAAATAAAAGAGCAGTTAGCAAAAGCTAACTGCTCTCCAGAAAAACGTTAAGAAGGAAGTTCAGAACTCAAGTGTATTTATAGTATGGACAAGATTCAGGAATTTATTCGAGGGGGGAATGGATATGCGTAAGGTTAAAGAGTTTACAGGAAAAGTCGGTGCGGAATTTATGAGTTTTCTTCTTGAAGACGATACATTACACAGCGCTTATTATTCGCATGTAGAGGTTCTTATGGATAATGGCAAGAAGAAGATGTTGTGCATTAAGGATGATGCTGGATTAAAAGGCATAGCTGAAGGTCAAACAAGAGCAGAGGCTATTAAGAAAGCGAAAAATTTCCTAAAGAGACAGGAAAAAAACAAAAAGCAGCTAGCAAAAGCTAACTGCTCATCTCCAAGGGGGAACTAGGAGAAAGTAACTTAATGGGTTGTCTACAGTATTGACGGAATATTGAGTTTTATTCAGGGGAGGACAAGAAAATGGCTACATTAAGGTTAAAAGTTATTAATGATAGATTGGTAATCGATTTGAATAAAATGACAGAAGATTATATGGAGTCTTACGGATACGATGGGATGCCTAGTAAATACGATACAGGCGAGTTAGCGTGTGCAGAACAGATTGGTTATGTAAGTATTCCAGAAGGTCAATTAAATAAGATTATGGCAGAGTATGAGAACGGTGGAGAATGCGGATGGTGTGGTGAAATTAGAAAAGAATTACGTGGACCACATTTATTGGATTTTGTACCAGGTGAAAAGATGTGTCGTAATTGTTGGGAAACGGATCGTGAAAATTATTTAGGGGCAGTTGGAGAAGATATTGGACCATTCGATAAGGAAGAAAACCAAACAAAATAATCCTTTTAAAGCAAAGCAAACAGAATATAGTCCGGCTAGAAAACTGGAGGACACCAATTCATTAAAGCAGCAATTCATGCTGTTTTAGGAATAGGTGTCCTTTTTATTTTGAAAAGGGAGATGGGGAAATGAAGGGATTAAAGGATCAGTTACGTGAATGGAAAAAGCAATCGACTCAAGCAAAGAAGAAAAAAAGAAAAGAGAAATTTAGCACTCGTAAAATTGAAGAGTTAATGGGAGTTCATGGACCACGTTATGAACGCAGACGTGGAGCAGTAAGACAAAAATAATAACAACGGAGGAATTAAATATGAATAAACAATTATCATTTAAAATGCCAATCGTGGATGGAAAAAGAACAAAACAAGAAATTGAAAAAGTATTCAACGAGTATCGTACATATTTAGCAACAATGCCATGTGATATGCTGCCAAAAGTGACACCATCATATTCTATTGTTCCTCCATCAACTACAAACGAGTTTAATAGTTCAACTGAAAATATTGCAATTGAAAGAATAGAGTATGAACAAGAAAGAAACAAATTTATGAATTGGTTATATGATGCTGTGAATCGCTTAAGGGATGATGAACGTGAGGTAATTGTGAAATTTTATATGGAAGATGATATTGGATATGATCCAGATATCTGGATGGATTTAGGTATAGGTAAAACAAAGTATTATAAATTGAAAGGACGTGCGATATTACGTTTAGCTTTCAATCTAAAGAAAGAGGTATTTATAAAAACACGTAAACAAAAAGAGGGGCAAAGTGTATGAACATTGTACAGCCAATTCGAGATAAAGAAATAATACGAGAAATAAAAGAATTCTATAAGCAGCAGAATGAGAGGAACTACATTCTGTTTCTTCTTGGTATTAATACAGGATTCAGAATATCGGACATATTACGTTTACGTGTTCGTGATGTAGAGGGCTGGAATATTGTGATACGTGAAAAGAAAACAAGGAAGATTAAAGATGTGAAGATGCCTTCAGAATTGAAGAGAGCTATAAGGAACTATACGGAAGGAAAGCCGAAGAATGAATATTTGATTAAGAGTAGAAATGGAAAGAATAAGCCAATTACTCGTGCTATGGCTTATTTAATATTAAATCAAGCTGCAGAAGAATTTGGGTTAGAACGTATAGGGACTCATTCACTTAGAAAAACATATGGGTATCATCATTATAAGCAATTTAAAGATGTAGTTGCTTTACAAAAGATGTTAAATCATACAGATCAGAAAGAGACTTTAAGATATATAGGGATTGAACAAGATACATTAAATGATTATCAGAGAAAATTTAAAATATAATAATAAATTTAATTGGTAATTTGTATTCTTAATATTTAGGTTATTTAGTTGCCAAAAATAACTAAAAAGGGTAAAATGGTTGCAAAGGGTAGAACCTTAAATTTAAAATGAGGTGTTGCTTATTATGGATATCGGTGTGCCAATCGATGTGAAGAAATTTATTGATAAAGAGATATCTAAGGGAGTTAGGAGACAAATTGTCCCATTGATTCAGCAGGCCTATGAATTAGTGGATGCTTCGATAAAAGATATTTCTTTTTTTCAATGGGATTTAGGAAAAAAACATATAGGATATCTTGACAATATAGCTGCTCAGTTTACCTTATATGAAGCAGCAAATAAGGGCATACTTAAGGACATTACAACTCAAATAGTACCTAATAAAAACAAATCAGCTTATCATGTCGAACTGCAAACAGAAAATGTAGTTATTACAATAAATAGAGTACAAAGTAAAGATAAGACGGCGAGAAAAGCGATGTACAGATCTCTATTACAAAGAGACAATCAGTATTATATTAATTTTGATAAACAAGAAATTATTGAGGAACCTGGTTATTTAGAGCTTACACACCATCAAATTAATAGAAGAGTTGCTTTTGTAAATTTAGGAGTTCCTGATGGAAGCGGAAAATGGTTTAGTTGTATTGATCTTACTAAAGAATTACATCTAGTTGGCACATCGGAAGAAGATAAACAGAAGAATGAAATTTCAAGAGAACAATTAGTTAGATTTAAAAATTTTGCCCAAGGAGTGCACGAAAATGGGGGTAAGAATTAACGTAAATAGATCCTTTTGTCCTGATAAGTTAAAAGAGGGCCGCGAATCAAGAGGATTAACAATAAGAGAACTATCAGAGAAAATTGGGTTGAGGACTCATCAAGCTCTCTCCAAATATGAAAATGGTAAATCAATACCGCCTGCTGAAGTTCTATTAAGCATCATGAATATATTAAATCTTCCATATGATTACTTCTTTGAAAATGGATATAGGCAAATAGAAAAAGAAATCGTGTATTTTAGAAGTAAAGCTAACGCAACAGCAAAGTTAAAAAGAATTCACGAAATCAAGATTTCATGGCTAATAAGTATATTTGATTATTTGGAGACAATATTAGAATTTCCAAAATCTGATCTTCCAGAAACGAATATAAACCATCAAGAACACTTTATGCCTACAGATTTTAATGATATTGAAAATATAGCATCAGAATTAAGAAGGCAATGGGATTTAAATGAGGGGCCGATTTCAGATATTACACATTTATTTGAAAAGCATGGAATAGTAGTAAGTCTGATAAAATCTGAGGACTTTGCAATAGATGCCTGCTCTAGGTGGATTGGAAATAAACTTTTTATACTTGTTGGTAATGAAAGGTCTACTCCTTCAAGAATAAAGTTTACATTAGCGCATGAATTAGGACATTATCTATTGCACAAACATGTAAAAAAAGAAGACTTTAATAAAAAAGAAGTTTATAAGCGTATGGAGGATGAAGCTAACTATTTTGCATCTTCGTTTTTAATGCCTGCTAAATCCTTTTCAGAGGAACTTATTAGTCATACATTGGATTATTACTTACTTTTAAAAAAGAGATGGCAGATTTCTATACAAGCTATGATATATCGTTCAAGAGAGTTAAATATAATAAATGATTATCAAGCAAGTTATTTGTGGAAGCAAATAGCGAAAAAAGGTTGGAGAACTCAAGAGCCGTATGATGATTTATTACAAAGTGAATCACCATTATTATTAAAAGAAGCAATTGATTTAATTATAGATAATCACGTTAAGACGAAGAAGCAAATTTGTGAGGAAGTTAGATTATGTCAATCAGATATAGAGGCTATAGTAAATTTACCTGTAGGATATCTAGATGAAAACAAAGGAAAAGGAACGGTTATTTCTTTTAAAAAAATTTAATCATGAAGATAAAGGAAGAGGATTGAATAAAAGGTTTATAATTTTATTCAATCCTCTTTTTATTGTGTAGATAATTTGGAGTTATATAAACGTAATTAAAATTGAGTAAAGTTTGTGTGTACGCTTACTTTTTCGGAATTAGCTACAAAAGAAAAGTGTAAAATTCATTTTTATAAAATACGAAAAAGATTGATATATCTAAGGTGAAACGGAATAGGTGAATTTAACACAATCCAGATTATAGCTAATTCATTTTCAAGGATTAAAGTACCTATTTAATCAAAACAATGCGAAAAGAAGCTGAAAAACGATGCGAAAAAATGCAGAAATAAAAAACGCGAACTATTCGTGAACTATTTGCGAACTATTTACGGACACGTTTTGGTTTTTAACATGTTATATTTGTATTGTGAGAAGTGGCGGAAAACACAACTCACTATGTTGTTTCTGAAATTCTAAACGGTTCATAATGACGGCACATAAAATCCGAAACCAGCAGATGGTAGCGGTTGAATGATACCGTTGAGAAAAAAGAGCATCCAATGATGCTCTTTTTTCTATTAATAAGCGAACCACACAATTATAAGTATGATAAGAGCGAAAATAATTAACAGAAAGTGTGTTAATTTCATAAAGCACTTTTTTTAGAAATATTGTGTGAGGTAGTTAAAGAATATACACTGTTTAAAATATCATGACATAATGCATGAATTTAAACAATAAAGTACTATATATGCATATATCATGGTATGAGATGAGTCTCACCGAATTATTTCGTAAAAAATCAGTCAGGATAATCTGAACGATTATTAGGTTGATTATTATCGCAATGGAAGGTTATGTTTTTTTTGCAGATACATCTTTTTGTCCAGTAGCATTCTTTCTCAAAGCGAATACATTTTTTAACACATTTACGCTTTCTCACGCGAACACGCTTTGTAACATACGTACATTTTTTTTCGCGAATACGTTTTGATACAAATGTCCATTTTTTCACTCGTACACGAGTACATCTTGATACAAATGTCCATTTCTTTACACGAGTACATTTTGATACAAACGTCCATTTCTTTACACAAGCACATTTGGTTTTCGGGCATTTACAGCTTTCTTTTGAAGAACAATCCTCATTACAATCAAATTGACAGGGGTCCTGATGTAAAAAATCCTCCATTCCTGCACTTTTCAGTTCTTCAACTGCTTTTCGAATATCACGTTGCATAGAAATTTTACCTCTTTCTATTTAGGATTTACATGACTATGATATGTCAATAAGGCACTAACAGTTTGGGACAGGAGTTTATATGTAAAAATAATTGAATAACATATATGTCATGAAAAGAGTACAGAAATGTAAACGTGTTATGTAGCAGAATAACGATTTGAGAAAGACCTTGTTCATTTGTACCCTTTGATGGTTAATTGAAGTGAGCTGCGGAAACAGTCGGTCTTCAAATGAATACTGAATTTATACAAGAGCATACCTTAGGGGCTGCTTTTTATTTTCGAGGAGGATGAATGATGGAATTAAATAAGCTTGAGAAAGCAATGATTGTTGGCATAATCCTTCGTGGTCTTCGTAATAAGAGGAAAATCAAACAGCATGCTGGTTTAGAAAGGTTACCAGATGTAATTAAACTGTTAGATGAATTACAAGAGAGTACAACACTTGAAGACAAAGAAGAAGCTATAACAAGTGTAATTAATAAGTTGATGGATGATTTGTTAGAGAATGATAAGGGGAGAAGGAAGATGTATGTGACACGTATTGGAGATAAAGAAAAGCTGTTAAAGATTATTGATGCATTAGATGAACTCGGGAAGGATTATAAGGTAACTAAAACTACTAAGCATGTCTCTTTACCACCAGTAACTTATCCGAAAATATCTTGGATTGTTGAGGAGTTAAAAGTGCTAAAAGAAACACAGGAATCTAAATAGGGGTGAGGTAATGTTATATGGGGAGAAGCTGCATAAAGAGATTTCAAAGTTAGTTGATGATATAGAAAACGGTGCTAAATCAAGACCAGATTTAATCGGTCAGGCTGGCACAATTATACGTAACATTGAAATAATTGATGCAACGGAAAGTGAACATGGCGTATCAGTGCGCGTGAGCGATAATGTCGGTGAAGTTTATTGGACGGATTTACAAGATGTTGAGTTAGATTAGGGGGTGAGATAATGAGAACAGATTACCTTATCCAACTTATAAAAGAAGATAAACTTATGAAGTTCTATAAGTCTAAAGAGTGGAGAGCCTTAAGATTAAAAGCAATCCAACGAGCTAAGAATGAATGTGAGCATTGCAAACAGGAAGGAAAGGTAACAACACGGGACACACTTGATAAACGTGGACGTAAGACGAAGATGGATGTGAACCATATCAAACCGGTTAAGACTCATCCACATCTTGCGTTGGAATTAGATAACCTTGAATACATTTGTGTACGTCACCATAACATTGCTGATGGTAAGGACAAGATGATTAACAATAGTAAACCTAAGTTCGTTAATGAGGAACGGTGGTAGCTATGCTAATTGTGGATGGTAGCTGGACATTCGATACTGACTTAATGATTCAATATGCTGAGAAGGACGAGCACACATCGTATGAGCGCGACATGCTTAATCAGTTTCGAAGGTATTCTTACTGGCGTTACTGTCAGATAAGAGACTGTGTGAACTCAAGGAAGTGTAAGAGACTTAAGCTTACTGATGTAAGAGAAAGATTACAAGAAGAAGAGAATTTAATATTTACAAAAGATATTTTAAAGATTTCTAGTGAAGAAGTCTTTTTTATTTTGGATTTTATTGAAAGATACTTTGAGTTAGTTTCTTAAACACCCCCCGGTCAAAAGTTTTGGTTTTTATTTGGAGGACCATTCAACGGGGGGAGGAGAGCGGTTAAAACATTTTTGCTAATTAAAAAGTAAGAGGGGGGGTACTTGTGCGGAAACTATCAAAAAAAGCACAGATAAAGCAAGATTTATTACAGCAATTGGAAGTGAATAATTTGTACGGTATGCATTACGTTGATCTTGTAGATGATTACATGACAATGGTTGATGTGAAAAATAAGCTGGCTAGAGAAATAAAAAAGAAAGGCCCAATGATTGAATGGCAAAATAGTGAGAGTCAAAAAGGGTCTAAGGCGAATCCAGCAACAAAAGAATTTCGTGAAACGAATAAACGTATGACAGAATTATTAAAGATGCTTGGTTTGAAGGAGCCAGTAATTGCAGAAGGAACTGAAGACGATGACATCTAGATATCCTACTACATATCAATATCATCCATATATTGATGAATATATGCGCATGGTTGAGAATGGAGAAATCCAAAGTTGTGAAGAACAAAAGCTTCTTATGAAATTCCTTCGTTGGAAGTTAGATCAGCCGGATGTAGTAATTGATGCGGAAGCTATTGAAAAATCGGTGGAGAAGCCAGCTCCCTATTTTCCTTTTTCACTTTTTGCTTGGCAAAGGTTTTGTAATGCATTCTTTTACGGTGTACGTTATGCAGATGGGCGCCTTATGTTTGATAGGTATTTGCTATTACTTGGACGTGGTGCAGGTAAAAACGGATATATAAGTTATGACAGCTTTTATATGATGAGTGGACATCATGGGATTAAAAATTATGATATAGACATTGTAGCAACATCCGAAGATCAAGCTAAGACATCATTTCAAGATGTTTATGATATTTTAGAAGCGCCAAAATTTGCAAGGAAGTTGAAAAAGGTTTTTTACAAATCGAAAATACTTATAAAACATTATAAAACTAAATCTAAATTTGAATTTAACACATCAAATGCTCGTACAAAAGATGGTAAGCGAAGTGGAGCTGTTATATTTGATGAGTTACATGAGTATGAAGATTATTCCAATATTAAAGTTTTTACATCTGGTTTAGGTAAAAAGAAAGACCCAAGGATTTTTTATATTACAACCGATGGAAATGTCCGTGGTGGAGTGCTAGATGATATGAAAGAAGAAGCTCAAATGGTATTAAATAAAGAATTACCAGACTCCACGCTGTTTCCTTTTATTTGCAAACTTGATAATGAACAAGAAGTTCATGATGAATCTATGTGGGAAAAAGCTAATCCTTCATATAGGTATAATGAAAATTTACAGCATAAAATGCGTAAAGAATATCATGATATGAAACGAAATAGCGCATTGCGAATCGAGTTCATGACAAAAAGAATGAATTTACCTGTCGAAGATACAAGGAAAGAGGTTGCTACTTATGATGAACGATTAGCAACAAATCAACCATTCCCTGAAAATGTCCAAGGGATAGAATGTATTGGAGCCGTTGACTTCGCACAAATTCGTGATTTCTGTTCAGTTGGAATCCTATTTAAAAAAGATGGGAAACGATATTGGAAGCAGCATACCTTCATGCATCATACAGCGCCTAAGTTGCAAGATATTAATCCAGATATCATTCGAATTGCAATTGAAAAGGGATTGCTTACTGTTGTTTATGACAAATCAATTAGTGCGGAACATGTACGAGATTGGTTCGTAATGATGAATAAAGAATACCGAATAAAAAAAGTCAGCATGGATTTATATCGTTCAGCTATTTTAAAAGAATCGCTTGAAGAGGCTGGTTTTGAAATTGAAATTGTTCGTCGTGGTCCAGCGACGCATAGTAAGCTTGCTCCGCTTGTAGAAGAGATTTTTATTAAACATACCATTGTTTTTGGTGATGATCCGTTAATGCGTTGGTATGTGGGAAATGTCTATAAAGAAGAAAAAATGAATGGCAATATTGAATATAAAAAGGTTGATAAAGAGAAGCGAAAAACAGATGGTTTTTTCGCTTTTTTACATGCGCTTAATTGTGATAGTGAGTTAAAAGAGTCAAATACTTTAACGAAAGAAAATGTTAGAAAGATATTTAAATCATTTAGTGTATAAAAGGTGGTGAGAATGTGGGATTAAGAGATTGGGTAAGAGGTTTTTTTGGAAGCAAGAAGACGCTGACTTTAGATTCATGTTTTTATGAATTAGGAGTTGACTACTTCTATAAAAAGTTAGCTGTAGAAAGTTGTATTGATTTAATTGCAAATGCTTTAACAAGGTGTGAATTTCAAACCTTTGAAAAAGGGAAAGAAAAACGTGGTGGGAATCATTTTTTATTAAATGTACAACCAAATCAGAATCAAAATGCAACGGAGTTTATGCATAGTTTAGTAAATCATTTAATTATGGAAAACGAATGCGTTGTTATTATGCAGAATGAGCAATTGTATATTGCAGATTCCTTTAACGTTACCAAGTTTGCATTAAAAGAGAATATATATAACGACATAACAATTGAAGACTTCACTTTTGAAAAATCATTTAATGAATCAGAGGTTTTCCACTTTAAATTAAACGACCGAAATATTATGCAGGTAATTGACGGAATGTATAGTAGCTTCGGGAAATTGCTTGCATCTTCTATTGATTATTATAAAAGAAAAAATAATAAACGCTTGCTCATTAAAGGTGATTTTTTAAGAGCACAAGATCCAGAAACCCAAGCGGCGATTGATGAAATGTTTGAAGGGCAGTTGAAAAATTGGTTTAACGCAGACAAAGCTGGTTCAGCTTTTCAATTACAAGATGGTTATGTAATCGAAGATATGAGCGATAGTAAAAATGGTGTATCAAATAATAGTACAAGTCGTGATGTTAGCGATTTAATCAATGACATATTTAATTATGTAGCCATTGCCTTCCATGTTCCAATCGGAATTTTAAAAGGTGATGTCGCGGATATTGAGAAACAAATGGATTCATTTTTAGCTTTTTGTATTAATCCGATTGCTGAATTGATTCAAGATGAATTTAACCGGAAGATGTATAGCAAAGAAGAGTATATAGAACGCACATATTTAAAGATTGATACAACGAAAATTAAGGTTGTTGATATTACGAAACTAGCAACAGCATTAGATAAGCTCTTTGCAATTGGTGGTTTATCTATCAATGATATCTTAATTATTCTTGGTAGAGAGCCAATTGAAGAGGAATGGGCAAATAAACGCTTTGTTACAAAGAATTATCAAGAAGCCGATTCCTTGGAAGGAGGTGAGGAGAATGGAGGTAACTAAGATGTATAAAAATGATGCATTTAAAAAGTACTTAAACCTGGAAAAACCAAAAAATGAAGGAGAAAATGATATTTATGTTTACGGTACAATCGGTGAAAGTTGGTGGGAAGAATCTGTTTCAGCTAATGCGATTAAACGTAAATTAAATAATGTCAAAGATGGCGACATTCATTTATATATTAATTCATTTGGCGGTAGCGTATTTGATGGTATATCAATTTACAATCAATTAAAAAGGCATTCCTCAAAAGTCATTGTTCATGTTGATGGTATTACAGCGTCGGCAGCATCATTAATTGCAATGGCCGGTGATGAAATTATTATGCCGGCAAATTCAATGCTAATGGTCCATCGGGCGTCTACATTTGCATGGGGCAATAGAGAAGTATTTGAACAACAATTAAATGCACTTGATAAGATCGATCAGTCCGTTACAAATACTTACATGAAACGTTTTGTAGGTGAACGTTCTGAAATGGAAGATTTATTAAAAAATGAAACATGGTTAACCGCAGAAGAATGTAAGGCATTTGGTTTGTGTGATGAAATTGCGGATGAAACAGAAGAGTCTAACGAAGAACTAAGTCCAGAAGATGTGAAAAATAATTTACTTCAGAAATACACAGCAAAGGCAGGACAAAAAACGTCAAATCAAGTTGAGGGCGTTGAAGAGCCTAAAAAACCAATAACTAATATGATGATGAACTACTTGGAAAATAACAAGTAGTTCTTTTATTTTGGAGGGAGAATCATTTATGACGATTAAAAATCTAGATCGTGTAGATAACAGTATGGAAGACGTGAAAGACGAATTTAAAGCAGCAATTGAAAAGAATGATAATGAAGCATATGCAAAAGCCATGACGAAAATGGCGAATGTAATTCAAACAAACATTTTGAATGAAGTTACGCCAGCGGTTCAAACTGAAATTGCAAGTAATTTAAATAATCAAGCGGTATTAAACTCCCGTGGGTTACATGCTTTAACTAACGAAGAGCGCTCATACTACAATGAAGTAATCGCAAGCGGTGAAGCATTTGCAGGAGTCGAAAAATTAATTCCAGCGACAGTTATTGATCGCGTGTTTGAAGAGTTAGTAAGAAATCGTCCTTTACTTCAAGCAATTGATTTTATTAATGTAACAGGATTAACAGAATGGATTATGAAGAAAGGTGAAATTCCAGCAGCATGGTGGGGTAAATTATGCGATGACATTAAACAGGTCATTGATGAAGGATTTGAGAAAGTTCAATTAAACCTTTATAAATTAAGCGCATATATCCCTGTTTGTAAAGCGATGTTAGACCTAGGTCCGGAGTGGCTAGATCGTTATGTTCGTACAGTTTTGATGGAATCTATGTATATTGCTCTTGAACAAGCTGTCATTAGTGGTACGGGTAAGGAACAACCTATTGGTATGATGAAAAATTTAGATGGGGCAGTAGTTGGTGGGATTTATCCAGATAAAACAGCAGTCGCGCTAAATGATTTATCGCCTAAATCATTAGGAAAAGAAATTATGGCTCCACTAACGAACAATGGAAAACGAAATGTAGCGAATGTGATTATGGTTGTAAATCCTATGGATTATTGGGCGCGTATTTTCCCAGCTATTACTTTTCAAAATGCAAATGGGGAATATGTTCAAAATACGGCAATCCCTATTCAATTTATTCAATCTACAGAAGTTCCATCTGGAAAGTCGGTCGCTGGAATGGCCAAGGATTACTTTTTAGGAGTAGGATCTACACAAAAAATTGAATTCTCAGATGAAGTGAAATTCATCGAAGACGAGCGTGTATATATTGGTAAACAATATGCAAATGGTCGTCCAAAGGATAATAAATCATTCCTTGTATTCGATATTAGTAAATTAGGAGAGAAAGCGAGTACTACAACGGCTTAATGGTTAGAAGGTGATGCGAATGGATAATCTTTTGCAAGAATTAAAAGACGTTCTTAAAATCACATGGAATGAAGAGGATGCTAGTTTAATAAAACTTTTGGAAAAAGGAGAGGCGTATTTGTTGGGTTTAACAAATGCGTCTTTTGATTTTTCAAAGGAGCTAACCCCGAAAGATTTGCTGTTAGAACGGTGTCGGTATGTTTATAACAATGCAGGTGATGAGTTTGAAAAGAATTATAAAAATGAATTATCCAGACTTATTTTAGATGTGGCTTTAGGAAAAGTTGGTGTAATCAATGGTTCTAAAATCGTATAGAGAGACCTTAAATGACGGGTTTCTACAATATGGATATAAAAAAACAGAGCGTTCAGAAGAGGGAAAAAGAATAGGTGAGAAGTTTCGTGAAGAAGGAAAGCTTGCCTATAAAGTGATGTCTTTACGGGACAGTGATTACAAAATGGTGGGCGTTTTAACAACGGGATTAGATTTAAAAGTTAAAACACTGTATCCACCATCTTTTAGAAAGATAAATAAAAATAAACTTAAGGTATTAATGGATGGAATCGAATATGACGTGATTAAAGCGGATCATGATTCTAACAAACAATACCTTTTCTTTTATTTGCAGCAGGCGGTGAAATCTCGTGAATGAAAAATCTAAAAAGCTTATGAAGGAGCAGAGAAGTGGCATTAAAAAAGCCCTTGAAGACGGATTTAAGCTTTTAGTTGTTGAGGATGAACTAGCAGAAGATGAGGAATCGCAGTTAACAGAAGAGGGATACAACTGTTTTATTTTGGAATATGGTGAGTTTCAATCGTCTTCTAATGAGCGTACAATTTCTCAAAGCATATATGTTAGTTATTTATCGGAAAATCAATCGAATTTAGATGAGCAGGTCATTGATATTATTTCTTGGGTTGGCAAGGTGAAAAAGGTATCCTTTGTAGTTTCTAAAAGTGATCGCCTTCAAGTGAAAGATACAGATCGTTTTATTGATCGTGTTGTTTTTACGTTTAAGAGGGTGATTCCAATTGAGTGCATTTGAGCTTGATTATGAAGCAATAGAAAAACTTGAAGAAAAAATGCGGGTTCTACCAAATAAGATGGAACCTACAATCAATACCATTCTTCATACGGATGGTATACGAATTGCAATAGAAGAGATTACAAAGCTTATTCCGGTATCTCGTTCTAAATGGAGTGTTCGAAATAAAACCCATGCCAAAGATAGCAACTGGTCAAAAAGTGAAAAGATGAATTTAGGTTTTAGGATATTGGCCCGTGGTGGAGCAGCTAATAAAAAAGGATCGTTTGGTTATCTAGTCTTTCCAAACGAAGGAAGAGGTTCGCATAATCCTTTAGAACAGCGATTTGCGGAGCGTGGGATTGTAAACGCTAGGCCAAGAATTTTAGGAGAGCTACACAAAGGTGTAGATAAAGTATTGGAGGAGGAATTATAAATGGTTAAAGTAATTGAAGAATTTGATTCCATGACGATTGTAAATTCAAGTATTCAATTCAAGAAGAAAGGTAAACAAGAACCTGGTACAAAATTCGGGTGTGTAGGGACAATTGAAGGGGAACCAGAAATTAAAGAAATGAAAAAGACATGCGGTGGCGTGACATTGAAAAAGAAATCAAAAACTACTGAAATTAAGGTAACCGTATCAGCACATGTTCCCGTTAACGTAGTAAGGGACTATTTTGGTTTTGATACAACAGGATTAAAACCAGGTATTTGGGCATATGGAAGTGAATCCAAAGGGAATGATTTTGTATTTACAGCAGATGTGGTAGACGAGTTTCAAGAAATCGTAAAACTTATTGCATTTCCGAATTGTGTAAATTCTTCTGGGTTTAAGTTTTCGATTGCGAGCGGTGAGGAAGAACTGGCAATGATGGAATTAGAATTCTCGGCTTTACCAGATGATTTAAATAAATTCTATTATGAAGCGTTTGTGGATGAATTAGCAGATGCAACAGTCGCTCAAAAATGGCATACACAATTTAATTCAGCTCTTGTTAAAGGAACAACTTCAGCTTAAAGCCCTAGTTTCATACAGGGCTTTTTCTTTTGGATTTAAATGAGAAGAAAATGAAAGTGAGGAAATAGTAGATGAAAGTACAAAAAATAACATTAAAAGAAGTCGAATTTGTAGAAGTAGAAGATGAGTATGAAAAACGTTTTATTAATAAACAGAACTATCCGGCGTTTTTAACCAATTACGCTTTGAAAAAAGGCCAAGAAGAAGGGCTTATTACTAGTTCAATTATTGCTGATATCGTGAAATTCCAAGCATTAGATGGATTAAGAAATGAGGATAATAAAGATTTATCAGCTTTAGAACAAATCGATCAAACAAGTATTCATAAAGTGATTTATATGGCGTTTAAAGGCGCAAACCCAAAAGAAAAGTTAACGTTTGATGATTTCTTACAGAAGTATCATGATTCATTAGCAGAATCTATGGAACTATATACGAAGCTGGTTGTTGATGTAATTAGTCAAGATCCAAATCAATTTGCCGCAGCACTGAAAAAAAGTACAAATAGCGGCGGTAACGGTGAAAAAAGTAAAAAATCCAGACATTAAAATCGAATGTGTGGAAGATAAATACGTCTTGTATTGTCTAGTCTCTGGAATAGATCCAGAGACTTTTTGGCATGAGCCAATTTCGTCTGTTGAGCGTATTTACGCGGGGATTACAGCGTTTGAAGCATGGCGTAACAATCCCAAGTAAAGGTAGGTGAGAAAATGGCAAGAAATAATTCGGAAGTTGAAGTTATATTTAAAGCGCAAAATAAAGATTTTAATGATGCTATGAAGGGCATGAATCAGGAAACTAAAAAACTTCGTCAAGAAATGAAATTACAAGAAGAGCAGATGAAGTTAAATGCTACTGATTCAGAAAAACTACAAGCAAAACTTCAAAATCTTTCCCAACAATATGCAGTTGCACAAAAGGCTACGCAAGCAACGGGTGAACATTTACAACGTGCTAAAGAACTGTACGGAGAAAATTCTACTGTTGTAGCAAAGCTAGAATCTAAATTACGAAGTCAACAAATAACAGAACAACAGTTAGCGAATAGTATCAAACAAACTTCTGAAAGTTTAAAACAGGCGAGAGATGCTGAACAAGAAAGAACAAGTGAAACAGCTAAAGCGGCTCAAAAACTGAAAGAGCTAAAAGGACAGGAAGAGCAGTTGCAATCTTCTCTTTCTAAGTTGAATGCTCAATACGAGTTACAAAAAGCGACGCTTGGTGAGAATGCTTCAGAAATAGAGAAATTACGTTTAAAAATAGATAACCTTGGAGAGCAACATACTGTTGCAGCTAGTAAAGTACAAAACTATCAAAAACAGTTAGATCAAGCCAAACAGCAGTATGGCGAAAATGCTAGTGAAATCCAAAGATATGAAACGCAGCTAATACAAGCTCGGACAGCAGAACAGCAGTTGCAGAATCAATTAAGTGCGACAAATAGAAGTTTGCAGGAACAAGAAAATGCAACGAAACAATTAAAGACATTCTTTGATGCGACTGAAACGAGTGTAGACCATTTTGCAAATGCATTAGGAAATAACCTTACAAACGCAATACGAAACGGTACAGCGACAGCTAGGCAGTTAGAACAAGCGATCCAAATCATCGGCCGTGAAGCATTAGGTTCAGAAGCAGATATTGAGAAATTACAGCGATCTCTTCGTTCAATAGATGATGGAAACTCATTACAACAAGTTCGAAATGACTTGAGAGACATTTCACGAGAAGCAGAAAGAGCATCGCACAGCTTTAAAGAATTAGATATCGGTTTAGAAAATATTCTTGGTGGATTAATGGCTGGTGGTGGTATTTCAGGAGCCATTGAGCAAGCGCTTGATACCTCTAAGTTAAAAACAAAAATTGACGTCTCTTTTGAAGTTCCAGCATCCTCTAAAAAATCAGTAGAAGAAGCGGTTCGCGGGTTAGAAGCTTATGGTGTTGATGTGGAAGAAGCACTGGAGGGTACACGTAGACAATGGGCATTAAATCAAACTGTAAGCGATAAGGCTAATGCTTCCATTGTAAAAGGAGCAGGAGCCATTGCAAGTGCTTATGCAGGTATAGATTTTACTGAGTTAATTCAAGAAGCGAATGAAATTGGTAATGAATTAGGGATAACTAGTGATACGGCTTTAGGGCTAACGAATCGTCTGTTGAAAATTGGCTTTCCTCCTGAGCAATTAGACATTATTGCTGAATATGGTGGGCAACTAACACGAGCGGGTTACAATGCTGAAGAAGTACAAGCGATTATGGAGGCTGGTGTTGATACAGGTACCTGGAATTAGATTATAGTTCCCTTGTATGGCGACATACAATGAAAAACTCCTTTAATTCAGTGGAACTCTCAAATGAGACAATACTGAGCGAAGCCTTTTAATTAAGGAACGTGCAACGACTAGTCGAGAGACGTAGGGTGTAAGCAAATGACACTCGAAACGGGGAGCAACTCAAGTAGTTGAAGATATAGTCTAATCTATGCGGTGACGTATAGCAGTTCATAAGAGAACGGGCGTGACGTTGCGAATCACGTTGACTACAAATGATTGATAATCTCTTAGATGGATTAAAAGAAGGCCGTATTAAAGCGGCTGAATTTGGTCAAGGTGTCGACAAGTCTATGAAAGAAGCTCTTGAAGGCACTAAAATATCGGCTGATCAGTTAGAAAAGTGGGGGCAATCTGTCGCTAAAGGCGGTAAAGAAGGTTCAGCAGCTATGACAGAGATTGCGAAAGCATTGGCTAGTATTGAAGATGAAACAAAGCGAAATGAGATTGGTGTTAAGCTTTTCGGAACGATGTATGAAGATCAAGGCCAGAATATCACCAATACACTTATTGGCGCTCAAGATAAAGTTATAGATTTAAACAAGAATCAAGAACAGCTAAATGAAATGATTAAGAAAATGGATGCCAGCCCAGCTGTAAAGTTTCAAAAAGCTATGAATGACTTAAAAATGGCACTTGAACCTGTTTTGGGAGTCATTGCTGATGTAATAAGTGCTTTTGCGGGCTTCGTTTCGGAACAACCAGCGTTATCAGCAGCTATAACAACAATTGTAACAGCGCTCGGGATTCTTGTTGGAGCATGTATGGTGTTAGCCCCAGTATTTGTCACCTTATCCAGTATAGCTGGTATATTGGGTGTGAGTATTGGGGCTGTTGCTGGTCCAGTTGCATTAGTAGCAGGTGGAGTGATAGCTGCATCGGCGGCTATTGCTGGATTGATTATTTGGATGCGAAATTTATGGCAAACCAATGAAGGGTTCAAAAATAGCATTACGAATGTAATTGAAAGCGTTCAAAACTTTGGACACGCATTATCTTCACTAGGTAAATATCTATTCTATACGGCTGTTGATGGAGATTATTTAAATGATTGGATTACTCATTTGCCAAAAGGATTTCAAGATGCGGCTGAAATGATAGGATTGGCAGTTAGTAAGATACGTGAAGCATGCCTTCATCTTTTTGATGCAGTAAAAGCGGTCTTTTCGGGAGATTTTAGCCAGTTAGGTGAAATTTTTAAGATGATTGGCCCTACAATCGCAGGAGCAATTATTGGTGGGCTTCCTGGTGTGCTCGTCTCGGTATCTCGTTATTTACCAGCTATAGCGGAGTATTTGAATGCAAACTCAGGGATTATTCTTGAAACTATTACAAATATTTTTACCAATATAGCTAATTTCGTAACAACAGTATTACCGCAATTTCTTGAAGCGGGATCACAAATGATTTCAAACCTTGTGAATGGTTTGGTTGTAGCAGCTCCAATTATGCTTGAAGCCATTGTTGGGATTATAAACACAATTTCACAGATGATTGCTACCTATCTCCCTATGATTGTTCAAATGGGAATACAAATCATTCAAACTTTAATTTCTGGAATTGTACAAGTCTTACCTACTCTGATAGAAACAGGACTTCAATTGATTCTAACTTTAATAAACGGAATTATGCAGATGCTTCCACAGTTAATCCAAATAGCTGTAACAATTATTCAAACTATTATTAACGGAATCATGTCATTTTTACCTCAGTTAATTGAAATGGGAATAAATTTATTAGTTTCATTAATTACAGGAATCACACAAGCTTTACCAATGATTGCTTTAGCGATTATTACAGTCATTACAACTTTAATTGAAGCCATTACAGCGAATTTACCTATGATTATTGAAGCTGGTGTTAAGGTTTTAACTAGCTTAATAGATGGAATCATTAAAATGCTACCGCAACTTATTGATTTAGCGATAAATCTTATCACCAAAGTGGCGGATACTTTATTAACAAACTTACCTAAAATAATTGAATCCGGTGTAAAGATTTTAATGGCCATTATTGATGGTATCGTACAAGTGTTACCACAGCTTATTAATGCAGCATTAGATTTAATTGTCAAAATAGCATCCACATTAATTGCAAATTTGCCGAAGATCCTTGAAGCTGGTGTGAAAATTTTACTTATGTTGATTGCTGGGATTGTAAAGGTGATACCAGAATTAATTGCAGCCGCATTAAAGCTAATTATTACTTTGGCAGGAGAATTAATTAAGAATCTACCTAAAATCCTTGAAGCTGGTGTTCAACTGATCTGGGCTTTAATAAAAGGTATTGTGAGTATGGTTGGAAAATTAGGTTCTACAATCGTGACAGATATTGTACCGAAGATTGTTGATACACTAAAGAAAATTGATTTATTCAAGATAGGTAAAGATATTATAAGTGGATTGATAGACGGTCTAGGTAGTATGGCTGGTAAAGTGTTAAATAAGGTGAAATCTATTGGTAACGATATTCTTGACGGTTTTACTTCCTTCTTCGACATCCATAGCCCTTCTCGAAAAATGAGAGATCAGGTTGGTAAACAAGTTGGTGCTGGGCTTGCTGTTGGTATGGAACAATCAATGTCAACAGTTCTTGCGGCAGCTAAAAACTTAGCAAATTCAGTGTATACGGTATTAGAAACTACGTTAAATACTTTCAATAGCTCCACTTTAAACGACATGAATAATAATAATCCTCTTCGGAGTTATTTTGAGGCAATACTGGAAGATGGTGACTATCTTAATGATTGGATTACCCATTTGCCTGTAGACATGAGGGATGCACTTAAAAAGGTTGGTAAAGAGCTTGAAGGTTATGATGTTAATAGTGGTATGAGCGAAAACAATCCTGTTGCTCGTTATATTCGTAGTGTATTAGAGAGTGGAGATCCTTTTCAAAAGATATTAGAAGAGGAATTTGTAGAGTCTGGAAAGTGGTTGGAGATAGGTAAGAAAGTAGCTGGTTTCAGAGAGCAGATTTTTAAAGATTTTTATAATGCTCCAAACCAAAAGTCAACCAAAGGTAATGTGTTACAATCCGCACTTAATAACATTTCAAACATGGTTGATGATACTTTTAAAAAGTTAAATTTATATGGGATAAACAAACAAGATAACATCGCCTCTAATCTATCAGCATTAGCGACGGGAGCAGTTCAACCGATTGTTCAACAAATTGATAGTGGTCCTGTAGAAATTAATTTTTATAACACAGTTAATAATGAACGTGATGTGGATCGAATGTTTGAAAAAGCAAATGATTGGTTTGCTGAGCGTGGCCGTAATGTAAAAATAGGAATAGGGAGGACTTAAATTGCTAGACATAGGTATCGATAATCAGTTAGCAAGTGACTATGGAATATGTATGGTAGAACGCCCTGTTATTCCTACAGCAGAACAGGAAGTAGAACATATTGAATTGCCGGGTAGACATGGTTCACTTACAAAAAAAGGGGCGTTTAAAGACGTCCCTTTAAAAATAAAATTCAATATGCTTGAAGAAGAGAATATTAAGCCATTAGTTCGGCGCATGAAGGCTTGGTTGATGAATGGCAAGACACTATATTTTACAGATGATGATGTGTATCGAAAAATTAAACATGTTGTAATAGGTGATATTGCAAATGAAATAGAAGAACACGGTGAGTTTGAAGTCGACTTTACGCTTGATCCGTTTGAGTATACAGAAGATGCAAACATAATGTTGAGTACTCCTGGAACTATTTATAATCCAGGTACAATGGAATCAACTCCAATGTTGTTCATTGCAGGGAATGGTACATTTCGAATTTTTATTAATGATGTTTCTTTTCAGATTAAAGATGTAAATGGTTCTGTTGTAATAGATTCAGAATTATTAGAGGCATACAGTGGTACAGTATCAATGAATGATAAGATGATTGGTGGTTTTCCAGAATTCCAAATAGGAGAAAATAAAATAGAGTGGTCAGGTGCTATTCAATTTATTTCAATTCAACCAAGATGGAGATATAAATAATGATTACTTTATATAAACCAAATGAAACAGATTTTACGCATAACGGAATTGGTGTTTTAGATAAACATATTTATAGTGCAACTGTTGAGGAAGAACTCAACGGTTTATTTGTTTTTAATTTTAATTATCCTTTATTTGCTCCATATGGAACGAAGATTGACGGAATGAGCATCATAAAAGTTCCTACTCCTGATGGGGATCAGTTATTTCGCGTGGTGACTCCTAAAGTGAGCATGGGAGAAATCAAAGCGGTTTGTTACCATATTTTTTATGATTTAACGGAAAACTTGATTGAAGATATATTTATTCAGCCTACAAATGGTAGTGCGGCTATGGCTAGGTTATCATCGGGTTGTCAATATAAGCATCCTTTTACTTTTTATTCTGATGTAACAAATATATCCACCGCACGTATTGTTCGAAAGAATCCAGTTGAAGCAATGTTGGATACGAGCCAAGATAATTCATTCGTAAATCGATGGGGTGGTGAATTAAAAAGAGATAACTTTGATGTAAAGATGTTGAAAAGCCGAGGAGCTAACCGTGGAGTAGTTATCAGGCATAAAAAAGATTTATTAGGGTATGAAGGAAGTGTGGACTGGAAAAGCCCTACTACCAGAATTATGCCGCAAGGATTTGACGGATTGTTATTACCAGAAAAATATGTAGATAGCCCCCTGATTAATAAGTATCCGCATCCGAGAATACGAGTGATTGAGTTTAACCATATAAAAGCGGCTATTGGCAAAAATGCGAATGATGAAGACGCATTACCCCTAGAAGAAGCGTATAAAAGGTTACGTCAAGCCGCTAAAGATATGTTTGATATTCAGATGGTAGATCAACCAAAAGCGACTTATAAGGTTGAGTTTCAAGAGTTGTCTCAAACAGAGGAGTATAAGGAATATAAAATTCTACAGCGTGTCTGGATGGGGGATATTGTTACAGTTAAACATGAGGAAGACGGTATTGATATTCAAGCAAAAGTCATTGCGTATAAATACGATCCGATTAAAAAGGAATATATCAATGTAACCATTGGTAACTTTAAAAAATCTTTTACAGACATGGCGGGTAAAGTAGATCAAATTCAACAAGATTTATCAAATATGCCAGGATCTTTACTTGGTGCAGCGAAAGAAAATGCAACAAAACTAATCAATTCAGGATTTGGTGGAAATGTTCGTGTATATCCAGACCGAATTCTAATTATGGACACAAAAAATGAAATGACAGCTTCAAAAGTGTGGCAGTGGAACATAAACGGGTTAGGTTATTCATCAAACGGGGTAAATGGTCCGTATGAAATAGCAATGACAAAAGATGGGCGTATTGTTGCGGATTTCATTACTACTGGAGTATTGAATGGAAATTTGATTCGAGGCGGAGAAATAACAGGAACCACTCTTAGAACTTCTGACGATTCCAATTATGTTTCTATTTCCAAGCAATTCATTAGATTAATGGAATCGTATATCACTCGGATTTTCATGGGCTATTATATAAATCAAAGTAATGTCATGCAACCCACTATTGTATTAGGTGGCAACAATGATATAACAGCAACGCAGGGTGCAGTGTTAGTTTACCAACTCGAAAGTTCTCCCAAGTCAGGAGGAATCGGAATATCAAATGGATACCTAAATGGTGATCCAAACAGAGTCTATTTTTCAGCGGCCCTTGCGTTTAATCAAAATGGACATGCAGAACTAAGAGCGGATCAAAGCCTAGAACTAGAGTCAAAAGAATCCTATGCTTCTTTGAGAAGCAAAAATAATCTTTTTCTGGAAAGTAGAACAGGTGGTGCTTATTTCACTGCAAAAGAAGGGTTTAATTTCCGCCAAAATGGAGATCGAGTTGTTGATTTGAAGTTGACACCTGGTGGAGATAGTGACATCGTATTTCAGAATATTTTATTACGGAACAACAGAAATTATGAAAGTACCTATGTGCAAGTGAAAAGTGCTGGGGGAACTTATTTCAACGGTGTTTTAGCAGCAGATTTTAAAGTATCTTCTAAAAAGAAATATAAAACGAATATACGTGATATTAAATTTGATGCGTTAGAGAAGGTAATGGGCTGGGAAATTAAACAGTATAACCTTAAGACAGAAGTAGCCGAGTTGTATGATATGCGTATGAAACGTAAAGAAGGAGATCCAATCCTTACAACAAAGGATATTACAACTCATTATGGAGTTGTACTTTCGGATGAATCAAAAGAAAATGGTGTTGGCATATATGGAATGATTTCGCAGACTGTTAAAGCATTTCAGGAGTATGTAACCAAAACAGATGCTAGAATCGAAGAATTAGAGCCGATAAAGCCTAAAGGAAATAGAAAACACAGGAACAAAGTAAAACGTCAAAGAAGACCGCCTAGACGCTTGAAAAGGAATAGTTAGAGAGAGGTGTAGTCATGCGAAATGAGGAAATTATTATAGATTTAGCAGATCCTGTGTTTACAAAAACAATTCGTTCGAGACAAAATGATAAAAACGGATTGAAGATTACTGTATACGTAAGAGAAAAGGGGCAAATTGTTGATTTAACAGGGTATGCAGTAAAGTACGAAGCGATAAATCAAGTCGGACTGTTCGTTCGGGATGATGCCCAAATAGTTGATGCAAAGAATGGTGTATTTTCATATACGTTGTCCTCACAAGCTGTTTCCACATCGGATGATTGGACAGCTTATTTTGTTATGGAAAAAAGTACAGAACGAATGAGTACACCAGACATTCGGATTACATTAAGGCGTGATGTGAAAGAAGGAAATATTAAAATCGAAAACTATATTTCAGAGTTCGATAAGCTCAAGAAACAGATAGATGCTTTGCAACAAGCGGTTGATAAAATGGATGTTGTAAAGCGATCAGGCGGGATAATGACAGGTTATCTAACAATGAGACCAACGCCCGGTTCCAATATCGGAGTTGGATTCAATAGTGAGGATAAGTTATTAGATATCGGTCTTGTAGGAGCCTCGGATGGTCAATTCTATTTAAAAGACTGGAAAAATAATAAAGTGTTGCTTGATAAATCAACTACTGGGGTATTCAATGTTTTTGCTGATAATCTTCTAAAAAAAGCTGGTGACATCATAAATGGATTACTTGAATTTAAGAGCGATAATGCAATTGTATTGGGTAGTCGTTCTTATAAGACAGTCATTCACAAAGGGGCGCAGGGAGAGCTGATTTTTGCTCCGTCCACAGTATCTCAAGGGGATACTTGGGATTGGTCCAAGAGAGTGGAATTTCGAACAGATGGGACAATTAGACAAGCCAATGATACAGGATGGATTAAGCTTCCTACAACTGGGGTAGAGAATGTTGCTAACAGAGATATGAAATATAAGAGAAGCGGTGAAAACATTAGTGTAATTGGATCAGTTCGAAATCCTCAAAATGAGGCAATATTCGCTACACTACCAGTTGGATTTAGACCCGTACAGCACATTGCTTTTCCAGCACTGGCATATGGATATACACCCGCAGTTTGTGAAGTGACAATAAAACCTGATGGCGGGGTTTTCGTGAATGGTGTTCCAAGCGGAAGTACTGTTCATATTGTAATGAGCTTTTTAATTTAAATATCAGAAATCGAGCGTGCATAAGCAGGCTTTTTTATTTTGTATAAAATAGTGCTTTTATTTTGAAAGGAGTTGAACCAATGCCAGAGCAAAAACATGATGATTTTAAAGAGCTATTAGTAGGATTAACAAGGGTAGAAACAAAGTTAGACACACTTGGTAACGTTAAAGATGTTGCGATTGAAGCGCAGCAGTCAGCGAAAAGTGCTCATTTACGAATTGATCGATTAGATAAGTTAGTATTTTGGATCGGTACTACAGTAGTTGGAGCTATTATCACTGGTGGGATAATGGCTCTTTTTAAATTCGCAGGAAAGTGATCGTATATACGGTCACTTTTTTATTGAAAGGAGGTGAGAATATGAAAAGTTTTGATGCAGCATCAATTAGTCGCTATGTCGTATTAGTAATTGCTGTGATTAATAGTGTCTTAAATCTTGTTGGATACCAAACGATTGATGACAAAATCACAAACGATTTAGTAGCCGTAATTACAGGTGCATTCACTTTGTATATGGCGTGGAAGAACAATTATTTGAGCAATAAGGGACTACAACAAAAAGATGTATTAGAAAAAAATAACTTACACTAAAAGGAGATGTTCAATAATGGAAATTAGAAAAAAATTAGTTGATCCAAGTAAATATGGTACAAAGTGCCCTTATACAATGAATCCAGAATTTATCACAGTTCACAATACGTATAATGATGCTATAGCAGAAAATGAAGTATCTTATATGATTCGCAATGATAACCAAGTATCGTTTCATATTGCGGTAGATGATAAAGAAGCAGTACAAGGTATTCCTTTAGAACGTAACGCTTGGCATTGTGGTGATGGTGGCGGAAATGGTAATAGAAAGTCTATCGGGGTTGAGATTTGCTACTCTTTAAATGGTGGAGATCGATATTATAAAGCGGAAGATAATGCAGCTATTGTTGTAGCTCAATTAATGAAGCAGTACAATATTCCAATTAGTAAAATTCGCACACACCAATCATGGAGTGGGAAGTATTGTCCTCATCGTATGCTAGCAGAAGGACGTTGGAATAGCTTTATTGAAAGAGTCCAAAACGCATACAATGGAGGTGGTAAAGTAACTCCTACACCTATTCCGTCGTCAACTAACGGGACAGGTATTGCGTATATTGAGGGGAATGGCGTTAACCTTCGTAAAGGGCCAGGTACTGGATACGGGGTTATTCGTCAATTAGGTAAAGGTGAGTCCTACGAAGTATGGGGACAATCAAACGGATGGTTAAACCTTGGAGGGGATCAGTGGATTTATAATGATTCATCATACATTCGTTATACAGGAGAAAATAAACCAGGACCTTCTAAACCTTCAAATGATGGTATTGGTGTAGTAACCATTACAGCTGATGTATTACGTGTTCGTACTGGTCCAGGAACTAGCTATGGCGTCGTGAAAAATGTGTACCAAGGTGAGAAATATCAAACGTGGGGATTTAGAGACGGTTGGTATAATGTTGGCGGTGATCAATGGGTTTCTGGTGAATATGTGAGGTTTGAAAAGTAAATATATTACTATAAAAAAGAATAGTTATATAAACAAAAATAAGAGCCGTCCTGTTGGGCGGCTTTTTTTTATATATTTACTAATTCATCGAATTTAAACTCAGTATTCAAACCGAAAGTATCCGTACATTACTAAGTACACAATAACAAAGGTAGATTGTAATATTATCCTTTTTTTATCGAGTATCCTCTACTATAGTATCCCAAACGTCATAATTGAAAATCATAGTTACAATTTCTGCTCTAGTTGCAAAAGCATTTCCACGTGAACCATCGTAAATGAATCTGCTGATTCCGAAATTTCTGGCATTCTCAAAGCCATTTGAAGGGTTCCATGCTTTATAACCTGTATCTCTGGCATAAATCATTCCCATCATTTCATCACGAGTTATCCAACTAGTACCTCTGGTTCCGTCTGATATCCCGCGTGACATAAGCAATTTACGAGCAGAATTATAATCATAGCCACGAGACTTTTTTATATAACGGGTAAATATTAACCAAGAATCCTGACGTGTTGCTAGACTATCACGCATGTCAGATGTAATATATCCTTTACTCTTAGCCCAATTCATTTGGTCATCTGCCCAATGAGCAGCATAGGCTTCTTTTGGTGCGACTGTTGCGAAACCTGCAGATAACATTACAGCTGCAGCAGCAACGACCATGAATTTTTTAAGTTTTTTTAACATCTTTTCCATTCCTTCCCTATGTATTTGTTACATATGATATATTATTGTATTAAAATTATAAAGTAAATAGATATAATAGAATTTATGGTATTCTTTTAGTAATAATTTGTGAAGTTAACAAGAAAATGGAATTATATATGATGTTATTTCTCGCAAAAGAATAGTTTTATGAATAAAAATTATTACCTAGTTCTATATGTAAATGATTATATATTGATTTTCATCTTTATAAATGTTAGTGTAAATATACACCGTTTCTTATTTATCTATGAGTACTGTCTGTAGAACGAATAGAATAATTTGAAAAAGATCCCCTGATGCACTCATATGCAGAAGGGGATCTTAATTTTTATGGGATTTAAAATTTACTTTTACATAATGCTTTAAGTACTGGCTTGATAATTAAACCTATTAAACGAAAGCCTTTAAATATAGAGCGTACAACTTTCATGAAGATGCTCCTAAAAGAAATTATATATCCAGTATGTATTATTTCTTTTCTTTAACTTTACATTTAGTTTTAACGAATTTCAATACATGTTACTTAAAAACAACCTTTAATAATTAAATCCCACCAGCCGTAACTAGTTATTGTGTTGAACTTTCTTTCGCTATCAGTTTAATATGATTACTTACGAACACCAGGGAGTAAGTAATCTACTGCGTGTTTCCACCATGCTTTTTCCATTTTAGTTCACCTCCTTTCAAGGTTTACTAGATGACTTAATTTCATCTAGTATATTGTTACTGTCATCAACCTTTTTAGAAGCTTTAATGATGGCAACATTATCTACACTCATTAAGTTTCCATCTTTCTGCTCGAATCCATAATTAATTGATTTTACTGACATATCCAGTAATTTCATGGCTGTTGCCTTCGTAAACTGTACTTCTTTGTATTTATCACTTGATTGTAGCTTTTTAATCTTGTTTACTGTTTGTTAGTATATTACTAACTGCTTTCGACTGTTCAGACAAATCTTTCATACGTAAATTAATTGTAAGTAATTTACATATATAACTATAACATAAAAATTTCAAATAATATATATAAATTTTTAAATTCAAGGTAAATTTGGAGTTTTTTAACAATGTAAAACATGTATTACGGTTGCAGAGAATCCCGCTCCGTATACTTTGCTTACGAACTTTCCATTATTCGATTCTCAATGTTTGGAGTTTTTTATGTTTCCATAAACTCAGTACCGTAATAAAACTTGTGCACAAAATTAATACAATAAATTCACAGGATGTGAAATGAATATGTAATAGAAGAAAAAAGAAATATTTATATTGTTATCACCCTGTTGGCGTCAACCTGTACCGTCCATCTTGTCTAAAATGTGGGTAGACAAATCCACACATTAGTACATAAACAGTATACTAAAAAGGAATATGTGAATTATCTAAAAAAAGTGCTAACAAGTTTGCAAACAAACTTGCTAACACTTATACAGAATAGACATAAATTATCGCTGATATGTCTTCTTTAAAAATAGCTTTAATCAGTTAAATCACACTTATACGAAATGCTCATAAAAACCGTCTTAATATCAAGAATATAATCATCCAGATATTCCTTTACTTTTAAGACGGAAACGAGGCATGATATTGATTTCTACCTCAGAGTTTGCGTCAAATAATAAAAAAATCCGGTTTGTAAAGCTAAAAATACAACAAGCTACAACCGGTATGAAATGGATTAAGATATTTAGAAATTTAAAAGATGATTTTCAAATAGGGGGAGAGGTGGATTTAGACCATATTCTCCAATATCCGAAAGATTATATTGTAGGAGAAAATAAAAGGGTGTTATTTCCATACAATGAGAGAATTTATAAAGTTCAAGGTACTAAAATAGAACCGGGTATAAAGGTAAAGGAAAGAGAGTATTTATTTAAAGAATTTCAGCGTAAATTCTCTTATTTCACAATACTTCCAGAATGTAAAAAGATAGCAACAAATAACAAAAATGAATTATTTCCTTTATTTGCACCAAAAGGATTAGAGACATTAACATTAGAAGTTTGGTCTGAAAATATAGCGCTGGAAATAGAACAAGCATTACTTGAGAGTGAAATTGTTTTGACTAAAGTTGGTGAAAATTCTTATGTATTGAATACAGATTTTCCAGTGTTATTAAAGATTGTGAGATATAATATTGAAAAGGTGTTACAAAATCCATATAAAATGCAATATTGCCAAAAATATAAAACAAATCTTGTAGATGATGTTAAGAAAGCTGTCTATGCTACCGCGGGTAAGCGCAGTGATGCGACATTAGCATTAATCGCAATGAAAAATTGTGATGGACGCGAAAAAATTGATCCAAAACAAATCATTAGAGAGGGATTTGCACGAACAAACCGTATTTCAACATTTATTAATTTATTTATAGGCCAAAGTGTATCTCGTAAAACAATTGTAAATAGTATTTTTAGTCTATTAGAACAAAAAGGATTTTTGAAGCGTAGTTGGAATAAGATAAATTTACCTTGTACATATGTTAGTTTATCAATTGAACGAATATCGAAATTTGATTTCTTACCTATTTTTTCAAAAATAAAAGGAAAAGAAATTTTATATAAATTATATGGGAATACAGAGTGGCAAACGATTGATTACGTAATATTAAATATAAATAAACATAATGCATTTTTACCACAACCATCAAAGAGAAATGATATGGGGGCTCTTTTTAAACAATATGTTTTCGAAACATTAATGGAAATTGTACAATATACAAAAGAACAAAATGAACAAGTTTACTTCATTGTAGATGCAAATTTGAGAAAATATTGGATAAAAGAGTTACAAAATAAAGAAATTAATACAGATATTTTACCTGATATTGTTCCAGAGGTGTTAAAGGTTCCAAATTTAAATATTATTAGAATAAATACAGGTTTTGATGTACCAAGTTACGGTGTAATAGTACGCGATGATGCTCTAGATAGCGTTGGCTTATATGCAGATCAAAAAGGGATGTATTATAGCACTGGTGAATATTCACTTAATTGTAGTGGGACTTTTCATCGATATATACTTGAAATTCTACCATTAGGTGTAAAACCTGTAGAAAGGGATTATATCGCTAAAATGATACATTACATGTGCTGTAATTCTAGTATGATTTCGAAAAAGAATGTACACATGACATATTCCATGCACATGGAAAAGGTAATAAAGAGTTATATTACTGACATAGACGCAAGAGAGTTCAAAGAATTTGATGATGAATTGGATGTAGATGTAGTAAAAGTAGAAAAGTAA